ACATAATAAACCAAGGGGCAAGACACTCGATGGATTCGTAACGATAACAAGTACAACCACTGAGAATAAATTCATACCCATTCACCGTAAAGTTAATTTAAAACAGGATAAGTTAAAAACTAAGGGTATTAAATCGAAGGGTATTAAATCGAAGGGTATTAAAACTAATGAAAAAGATAAAAATGTATGATTAATTTATTATGGACAATCAACGACGCAATCATAGAACTTACAAACGCGAATTAAAGAAACACGGTAAGAACAAAGATAAGCGCCACCATAATAGAATGACAAAAAAACTCACAAAAGTAACGTGTAGTCCGTCTAGTAAAAATAAAAACAATTATACGTGTTATAACGATAAATCGCTACACAAATTGAAAGGTCTATGGAACAAGAGACATCCAGATGATAAAATATTGTCTGGTAACGAGCGTGATATATGGAGTAATTTAAAAGATAAAATGAGCGACGCGTGTAATAATGAACAGTGTTGGTTAAAACAAAAATTTGTAGAGCACGAGTTAACACCTGAATTGACTACTTACACGTTTGCACCAAAAGCTCCCAAGAAATGGATTAAAAATCCACGCGAATGGCTGAACAGTAGTGATATTACAAATGTAATGAAACAATACGAAAACGAATTCAGTGAGTTTGAGTTTATTGGACCATCACCCATAGACTTTGATGACAAGGATAGCGATTCTTGTGTATGGCCAGATATTTGTAATTTCAAATTAAGTGATAAGATTCGCGATAATAAGAAGAAAATCGGTTTTATATTTAATCTGGATCCGCATTATAAGGGTGGTTCACATTGGTTTTCTATTTTTTTGGACATTAAAAACAACTTCTTATTATTTTTCAATAGTACAGGCGATGGTCCGGGTAAGGAAACAACTATTTTAATGGATAGAATTATAAAACAGTCTACCGATATGGGAATCAAATTAAAGAAATTAATTAATAAAAAGTCTCACCAGCGCGAGAATACTGAATGTGGAATATATTGTCTTTATTGTATTAGCGAGTTAGTGACGGAGAATAAAAAGCCCGACCACTTTCTACATACGAGGATTAGTGATAAAGAAATGGAGGAATTGAGATATAATTTCTTTAGCAAACCGAACAATGATAAAGATGATGATAAAGATGATGATAAAGATGATGATAAAGATGATGATAAAGATGATGATAAAGATAAAGATAAAGATAAAGATGATGATAAAGATGATGATAAAGATGATGATAAAGATGATAAAGATGATGACGACGACCAAGACGATTATGAAATAAATAAAGTTTAAAAGAATACAACCATTCTATATTATGTCATTGTTCACTGATAACTCAAATAAACATCTCATATGGAATATGCTATTAGATAATGGAACCTTTAACAAATTAACAAACGAACAGAAACCACATATAACAAAGCGGTTTGATGAAATAGTAGCGGAGATTAGTTTATCTGACCCACTAGAGACATTAGTAAATAAGAATAAGCAGCTTATATTAAAGCTTACAGAAGAAGCAAACACATTATATAACTCTACAACAAGAGATAAAAAACCTCCTATTACGTCAGAGGAGATAATAAACATTAGACAAGAGGAATTTTCAGACGGTCTTAAAAACAAGCAGAGCGAGTTTGATACGTTTATGAACCGACCCCCACCCAACGACATAGATTTCTCGGACAAGGTGGATATGCCAATCGGAAATAATCTTGATTCAATGATGACGCAAGCGATGGCGAATAGAGAGATTGACCTAAATACCAACTTTCCACCAACACAATCTAAGATAAGACAACCATCAACCAATAGGTTTGTAACAAACCTTGTCATAGGCGATTCGGTCGATATTTCTGGAACACCGATAAAGGTTGAAACCGATGAAAATATTATAATCGCATCTATAGTTGAAAGGTTGTCTGTATTGGAAGATACACAACAAAAAATACTAGAACAATTAAATACAAAATATACAAGTATTATTGATAGTAATAGTGACTAAGAATAAATTATACAATATTTAATACATGTTAATTAAATATTGTCATTAAATATCTCCTTGGCTTTACAAAAGACATATGTTTTGATAAGTTCGTGAGGACTGAGAAGATTATCTGCGAGTTCCTCATTAAATTCTATATTCCAATGATGTTTTATAAGCACGAGAATATCCGGCATTATGTTACAGAAATCGAGACACCCCTTTTTATTAAACCAATTATTTGCTATCTCATTACCAATACTATTGTCTTTATAAAAGTGCTCAAATAACAGTTCGTCTATATCGTCCGATGTATTATGACTATGTAGTCTTTTTAAATTAGTGATTATTTTTATAATTTCGTTTTCTAGAAACCCGTCATGTTCATTTTCAGAGCTGTCTGCCATATATTTTACCTACATAAATTTATCGTCTAATTTATAATGTTTAATTATATAAAAAAATATAACGCTAGATATTAGCCATATACACATAGCCTTTATTATTGGCATTGCGATGCCGTCTGAATTGTTAAGGTAATACCCCATACACGCACAACTTATAAATAAAAGAATCAATGAATATGTTGTGCTAATAGTAAATTGTGCGATGAACTTATTGGTCTTTCCACTTTCCTTCATAAAATAAATCGTCGGAATTAATGATATCGGAAAAGACCACCATATCGCACCCATTAATGGGTCCATATAGGTACCTATGTAGCTTATACTGGCAGTTATCAACCCACCAAGTACAAAATTTTTAAACAGATCATATAGCAACGAGGTCATATATATATATATATAGTTTTATTATACTAGCTTTTCAAAAATAAAAGAGGTTTTATTTCCGTCTTTTGTGCCTACCAGGTCTCCTACGTGAATTGGTATACCATCATTATAACTGTCTAAATCATAGACCATGTTATTCTCGGGGTTAATGGCATAAGTAATACCGTCACTCGGATTTTTCCACGTCTTTGCTCTCCATTTTTTAGTTATTTTATTCTGTTCGGCCAGCGTGTCGTTCTCTTCGTCACCAATCCCAGGCACATAGGCAAATTTATTAGATTCAATCTGTCCAAACGAGAAACACTTTAATTGCTCTTTATCATCCTTACCGGAATGGATGATACAATCTATTGACGACTCTTTCACGGCCTTCAGCAGCTTATTAGTAAGTTCTTTTTTCATATTTGAGATTTCATATAATGCCTCGTCGCTGGTCAATATTTTCTTAGGATTAATTCTACTCTTATCCTTCAATCTTAATTCAACCGCTTCATCGTTTTCTATCTGTTCTTTGGTGAATTCCATAAGATATACGAATACTTTTACGGTCTGTAACTCAATGTCTAATTTCTGGTGACTACATATACGTCTGGCTCTGCCAATAACCTGTTGTATACGAACTGGATGCCAATATGGTTCGGTTATGTGAACAAATCTTACATTTTTAAGAGAAATTCCTTCTGCGCCTGATGCAGTAATCATAAGCGTCTTAATTATTCCACCCAACATATTATCTTCAGACATATTTCTAAGCTCTTGGGATAGTTTCGGACTTAGGAGGTCCCAGTCTCCATTAAATATATTGCGGATTATCTCCTTCTCTTCCGATGATTCTGTACCGGTATAGAGAGCAAATTTAGGCTTATCCATATCCTCTGGTAAAATATCTATCTTCCATGAACCAGCTACATTTTTAAGCTTGAATTGTGAAAATCCGTTTGCCTCTAATACGAGTTTGAATATACCAATACCTTCAAGCGTTCTGAACTGCGTATATACTAAATGCAGTCCTTCGAAATCATCGTTCTGTATATTTTTAAGCATTCTTAGAAATTTTGGACTATACTCTTGTAGGGCCTCGGGTGTGAGATATTTGTCCTTATCTTCCTCTAGTTTTGCGAGCGCCTGGTCTATTCTGTCCTGATACGACACATTGTCTGTAACTACCTCATTCAACTCGTCATATTCATATGTTCCCTCTACATTGTTTATCATCTCCTCTTTTGATACCGCATCGATTTTATTCTCATTGTTATCCCCTTTTAATATCGCAGATTCCAAATCATTAACATTATCGGGAAGAGGCCTTATTATATGTGGGCGTGGAAAGACAAAATTACAGAATGCTCGTGAAAATATGCGATATGTGGATGATGACTCTTCGAATAGTCCAGCCGACATTTGTTTTTTCTGATTTTTGGCGTTTTGTGATTCAGTTTTTCTCTCGCTGGCACGCGACTCTTCGTAGATAGTAAATTGGAAACTGCTCATCGGGATATTAATGACTTCCAAATCAACTGTTTCATTATACCTAGGCATGAGACTCTCCATATCTCTAAAATATGACGTTAGACCCAATATACGCCTCTTAAATAGTTTCATATTCTTAACATCATTCGTGGTTTCATCCACAAACGCCTTCTTAAATTCTACCAGTGTATCAGGCAATGCCTTATATGATTCAGATTTTATATCTGTTGGTTTCAGTCTAAATCCGTTTTTAGCCAATAATCCTGTAATTTTAGTCACGAACTCATCGTCTGTTAATTCGCCTCGCTCACCAAGATGTACACCCTTATAATCTTCCTTCTGAACCTTGTTTACAAATCCAAATGGATTCCTGGTTATAATTAATGTAGTAGATGTCGGTTTGTAATCAATATAATCCAACATATTTCCACCAAATGTCTTACTAGTAAATATTTTTTCAAAGAACTTCTTGTCCACCCGCTTATCGTTTTTAATCGTTAGTTTAAAAGACCACGACTTAATTTTACCGCGCAGAATATTAAATAGAATCGCAATCTCATTCGGTTTGTTAATAATCGGTGTTCCTGTTAGAAGAACCATTTTGGCGTTGTGAGCATTCATTAAATACTCATACATTTTACCTGATAAAGTGTCCTCCCTCCCCATTTTATTGACGATTCTTCCTATAAAATTGTGTGCTTCGTCTATCACTACGACGGCATTATCAAATGGATTAATAGTATAATTATTAGTCATTTTCCGTAATGATTCGTTGCGCAAACCGTTGTAATTAATAAACCTATACTTGTTGTCTATCATCTTATTCAATTGTTTATCGAGACTACTCTTTTCATTAGCATCTAATGTATCAAAATTTGTGGGTTTTGTTACATTCATTAACCACGCCCCTTTTTGTTTATTAATAAAGTCTACTGGAATTGATAGTGACTGCGATAAAATATTAATTGTCTCCTTCTTATTCTCACCCATTACATCAACGGATATAAACTCCCACCACTGATTTTTTTTATACATATCATCGCCGCATTTTTTCAGCTCTTCCTTATAATTCATACTCAGCGATGCTGGTGTCATTATAATAACACGTCTGCTACTTTTAAGACCTTCCGCGATGGCAATTGACGAGCACGTTTTACCAGACCCTAAGCCGTGATATAGCAATACACCTCTATAAGGCGTATATTGTGAGATATAATCTCTAACCAGTTTTTGATGAGACATCAGTTTAAATCCATCACCATCTGTTTTATCACACGATGCGTTCTTCTTGTCGCGCGCAATATCCAATTTATACTTGTTGAAAATGCCTGTTACAAAATTTACAAATATCTGTCTATTATTAAGATAATATGCCGACGCTCTTATCTTGTTAACCTCTTGTTTGGTCCCTATTCTGTTTCCAATAGTTTCATTATTAATTTCAACCGATACAACCGGACCTATGTTAGCTATACCTTCGGGTGCCTTTGTTTTTTCAATGATAATTTTTGGAGCGACTGTAGGATCATTGGATTTTAATTTAATCTTGCGTTTTATTTTCTTTGGTTTTTTTGTTACAGCATCCTGTATGTCGGTTGGGACATTGTCCTGTATGTCGGTTGGGACATTGTCCTGTATGTCGGTTGGGACATTGTCCTGTATGTCGGTTGGGACATTGTCCTGTACGTCGGTTGG